TCATGTCTATCATGCGGTTCTTGAGATGGATCTTCGTATCTCTTGATTTGGTTGTGTGCAATTTGCAAGACAGTAAAACCCTTATCTCTAAGTTTATTTAATATCTCAACATATTCTTTCCAACCATTAAGAGCTGTGACGTAACCTTTACCATATGCTGGTGTATCAATTTGCGCCCAACCATTCTCTTCACACACATGATCCCATAATAAAGTTTCGCACCAATCAAGCGAATCAATGCAAATAACTTTATATTCTGTGTCGTTATTTAGTAACTCTCTAAGATTATCTAAAAATTCAACCCAAGACTTTGCTACAGGAAAGTGATCGCACTCAATCTTTCCTATGCCATCTTCTGATTGCACAATAATTACTTTACCCATGCTTGCAGCAAAGGTAGTTTTACCAATTCCGCCGGGGCCATATAGAACCATGATAGGTGGTTTTAACTTAGCCTTTTTACGAATCGCAGCTAGACTCATTGCGGTCAAATGACCAACTGCATCTAATAAAATAAATGCTTCTATCATTTAACTACCTCAACTTTTTTATCGTCACCCTCTACAGCTTCTTTAAGAAGATCGCTGTAATGTTTTGCAAGAATGTCTAGCTTTTCAACCTCAAAGTTTGCATTGCTAACAATCTCATTCTTTTGTCTATTGACTAACATAACCTTGTTATAAATAAGTTTATGCTCATCAGATAGATCATCTACCTTGTAGTCTTTACCACCTTCGGTAAAACTAAATACAAGTTCATCATTCTCTTTCGTCATAATTACTCTCCAGAGTTGCGTTTATATTCATCACAATCAGCTTTAGCATTACAGAATCTGCAATGATCTCCAAAGCTATATCGTGGGCTTTCCTCATCGCAAGCATCAGTAGCCTGCTTTAAGTCTGTAAAACCCCACTCCACTAAATTGGGAGCTGAGATTTCAAATGTTTTGATTTGATTTTTAACCCTTGGTTGCACAATAGTCAGCTCTAATGTGATATCCGGGTTGCTTGCACCATATCTAGTTAATGCACCAAGGCCATAAATCATAAGCTGTTTGTTCTTCATGGCTTCTACATTCCACTTGCCAGACTTTAAATCTATAACACAGATTCGATTGTCTGCTAGTAATATGCAGTCAGCAGTACCATGACATTTATCAGAGATCTCTCCTAGATAAACTTTTTCTTCAATAACACGCTTTGCATTAAGTTCTTTCTGTCTTTTAATTATGTAATTGACATAGACTTCAGCACATTCAACCATATCTTCATCTATCTCAATCTCAAAATCTTCTACTATCTCTTTCCGCCCAAGCCAATAATCACGCAAGCTCATATCGTTTAACCGATCCTTTAATAACATTTCAGTCATGGAATGGATCAAAGTACCTGTAGCTGCAGGCAATCCAACAGTATATTCTGCTTGGTAATTTAGATATGCGGATGCCGGGCATTTAAACCAGCGATCAGCAGAAGAAGGACTAAATATCGCGTGAGTCATTATAGAGAACCCTAGAACCTTGTTCGAAGTTTTCGATATCTTTTATATCGTATAGGATCTTACCCTCTATCTTGTAATAGGCAGGGCCTATCTGCTTACCGCGCCAATTCTCTAATGTTCTGGAGCTTCTACCCCAACGATCAGCGAGTTCTTTGGTATCTATGAATTTTCTTTCGTTCATGATTGTTCCCTTATTGATTTGTTTCTTGTCGAATATACTAAATTACACTATCATATGCAAATAATATTTAACTGGAGATGATATGAGTATAGATGATGTGAGTGCGAGAGAGTGGGATGAAGCAATCGGTGGTTTAGCTACCAACAGACAAGTAGGTGGCGATCATTATAAAAAGCTCAAAATCACTCCTACGGACTATGTTTATGCTAACAACTTGTCTTGGAATCTTGGTAATGTTGTTAAGTACGTTACCAGGAATAAGGACGATAGAGTCAAAGACTTGTTGAAAGCCAAGCACTATATCGACTTAGAACTTGAGATGGTGCATGGTGTTGATAGTGAGGGTAACAGTATTGGGCCTTACACCATTGAAACTAAGGTCTAGGAGTATGGATATGAACTTTGCAGACTTTGATGATCCTGTAAAAAACGAATGTGAAGGCAAAAAGCCTATCCATTTGGACAGAGATTTAATGAGAGATTTTGTAATGTTTTGTCGTGCAAATCAAAAAGATCCTCAATGTGTAGCTGAATACCTAATTAAATTAGGTATTCATACACCGAATGAGAATCGTGTTTGTATTGATATAGGTAACTTATAGATTTCTTTCTATAATACTTTCTATGTGCTGACCAACCACCTGCGCATTAGCTATCGCTTGGTCTTGATGAATATGAGCATACCTTTGAGTAGTCGCTACATCTTTGTGGCCTAACAAGTTACCTACGTCTGATAAATTAATTTTTTGCAAAGACCAACTAGCGTAAGAGTGTCTTATGTCATGCAGTCTTGCATCCGCACACCCCACGCGCTTGCGCACCACATCCCATGCGTACCTGGGTGATTGGATGCCAATGATGTACTCGCTGTATCTATCGCATCGCTCAAGAATCTTGCGCACGCCAGGCGTAATGTGAATGATACGATCCTCACCAAGTTTATCGGTCTTATGCTCTTTAATAATCAACACATCGCCTTTAATGTCTGACCATTTAGCTTTCGCTATCTCACTCACTCGCGCACCTGTTAAGAGCAATAACCAGATAAAATTACACGCTTGTGTATAGCGTTTGTTCTCTCCTAGTACATCTAACTCTTCAGTTATTGCAATTAACTCATCATTCGTGAGATAGCGTTTGCGTTTAACTTCTCTGTTTTTAGGAATATGCAAAGCAGGATTGTTGTCAACCAGACTAAGCGTAATCGCTAAATTAAACATAGCCTTGAGGATAGAGAGGCACTTATTTGACGTATAGGGGGAACGATCAGTTATATCAAACAATAATGATGCAATATCACCACGAATGATATCTGATACCTCTCTATCTCCAAGAACTTTTCTTATGTCGTTGTCATAAAACTGTTGGGTACGTTTGATACTTTTAACACCACGTCTTTGCATATCTTTAATGTAGGCCCTAAATAGATCATTCATTTTCATGTTACAGCTCCATGTTTTTTAAGATGTGAGTAATCACTTCGATTGTCCAACCATTGCCTAACATCTTATATCTTTGCGTGTTAGATACATGGTTGGTGTAATTATCTGGTACAGTCTGTAAGCGTTCACACTCTAAGGGCGTGAGCTTGCGCCAATAAACATCATCTTTGGTAAGTACATTATCTTTTTGTACTGTAGTTAAACTATTGCTCTTAGTGTCCCTTCTTAACTCTAGCTTTTGACTTGTCGATCCATCCTCGTTGTATCTCCCACGCCACGCGCCTGCTACCACTTTTGGCTCTCTGTTACCGCCTTGACAAGTATTAACTGTTGGCGATTTACCATCAGGTGAATACACACGCTTTAAAATATCGTGTCCATTGACATCAACTGCTGTGCCTATTTGTATGGGTTTTTGCTTTATTCCTGTTGCAGAAAATTTACCACCTTTACTTGTATCATTTTCAAAATTAGCTTTAGATGATTTGTAATAATTACTTTTTATTACTGTCGATTTATCTGGTAAATCACTTGTATCGTCAACTAACATAATACCATCAACTGCTGTGCCTATGTGTTGAGGTTTAATACTTGTTTCTATTAATTGATCTGCATTAGATGCTGTTAATGTTGGTGATTTACCATGATCTCCGTAAACTCTTTGTGTGCTTTCATAAACACCATCTCTATATTCAAATTCCATAATTTGTTTATCAAATGTATCATCAGAGATAGATAAAACAGCTTTTAATTTGAACCAAATATCATCGCTTGGGATTGCAAAACTTTTATCAGTTCTAAACCAATGCTCAACTTTAGTTATTGGTAAATTAGTTTCTTCTGCAATCAACTTATTTGTTTTTTTTGCATCAGCTTTGCTTTGTCTTAACAAATTTTGTAAGGCTTTTATGTCAACCTCATGTTTTCTTACTTTAACTTGTTCAACATTCATTCCCACCCTAATAGGTTTATGCGACTTACCTTTATTATCGTAAACCAAAGTAATATCTTCAGGCATTTCTTGACCTTCCTTTACAGGAATCATGGTTCTTTGTTTTCTTTCCATACTGTTAGGCGGATAAGCAGCAGAGTAAGTTGCAGTAAGACAGTAAGCCTTTTCATCTTTAGTTGTCATCTTTTTTAGGTTTTCATCAAAAGAAGGCAATATTTCTTTTTGTAAATCTTGCTTATGACCTTCGCCTAATTCTTTGTCAACCGGGACACCATCGTTATCACAAGCTAGATAATCTCCTTGCCTACCATTTTTAACATACTCCATAGCAGATAGACTGCTTGCCTTTTCTTTATCTTCAGTAACTAGACAACGATCCTTTTTGTTTTTGATCTGTCTATAAACAAAGTTATCAGACATAAGCGTTGGATCATTTGGTTCTGTTTCCAGAATATCTCTTAACACAATCCCTCTCTCTTCAGGTTGGGTTATGTTAGGTATGTTTGTCCAATAATATCTTTGTCTGTTTTGTGCTGATACCAATGAACTATTAATAAAGATAGGCTCAATACCAAATGGAATCTCAGGATAACAAGCTGATACTTGCTCTGAGATAACTTGTAAGTATTCTTTTTTCATCTTGACATTTTCTAGCAAGAAATACTTAGGCTTGATTTCTTTTAATAAACGAATGAACTCAAAGAAGAGAGCTGATCTTGGATCATCAAAAGCAAGTTGTTTACCTGCAAATGAGAAACCTTGACAGGGTGATCCTGCTAACATCAAGTCAACATCTTTAAAATCATTTGGATCTAAATTACAAACATCTCCAACTTGTATGGTTTCTGGAAAGTTTGCTTGGGTTACTTGCATAGCGTATTTATCTATTTCGCTTGCATAATAGGTGTCAACTTTAATACCAAGGCGATTGAGTGCTAGTTGTCCGCAACTCATACCATCAAATAAACTTAATACTTTCATCGTTCCCTCATGTGTATATAAGCGTAGATTAGTGTATATCAGATAATATGTCAATAATGTTTTTTATCGCATCATTGTTCTTCATATGCTCATCATCAATAGTGAGTTGATTTTGTTGCATAGGTTTAACAAAAACCACGTTGCGATATTTAAGAGAAACCAAAGCGAATATATCTATGGCTTGGTCTTTGTAAAATCTATCTTTGGTGTGCGCGCCTCTGCGCATGTCGAATCGCCAATTAACTCTGCCTGTGTTGATCTTAGATGCGGTTTTGACTTGAACTTTATACAGCCGGGCTTCGTGTTCAAAGACTATATCTGCTTCTGAACCATGCGGAACAATAAGGACTGTATCAGATATTTGAGAGAGGAGTGCTGCTGTGAGATATTCACCTGATCGACCAACTCGTTCTGTGGCCCTTGGCATGGTTTAGATCATTTTAATAATTGATTAAGTCTTTCTAAATCCTTTAATTCTTCGCTTGTAGGCTCTTCTTCAGGTGTAGGCGTTAAAACTCTTGCACCTCTAATGGTAGGAATAATTGGTAGCTGACTTATTGGTTGTGCTAATCTCTGTGCTTGACCAATTTTTAATGCTGTTTCTCCAACTAGTCTTGGTGATTGAAATGGTAAACCAAGTAAAGCAGTTGGCTCAACAAAAGCACCATAAGCTGCTGCGCCACCACCTACAGCTCTTTGTAATCCTCTTGGTGCAAACTCACTTAATGCTTGTCCAGATAAATCAGGTAACAATTCAGGATCTAATTTGTTAAGTAACTCTAATCTATTACCATAAGCTGTATTGACATTGTTTCTCATGGTTGATTGTAACTTTCTTAATGTTGTACCTGCTGATCCTTTTCTGTTAAGGGATAGTTCTTTAACTAATTCTTTTTCTAGCCTTATAGCTTCTTCATATGGTTTCATTACATCAACATACTCAGGAACTTGTTTTACTATTTGTGCTTTAATTTTATTTCTCAAGTCTGCAACAACTCTTGCCTCTTGCGATGCTTGAGCTTGTAAAGGGTATAAATCATCAACCTTTCTTTTTAAAATATCTAAACCTTCGGCTGTATGAAAAGCAGGATCGCTAAACTCATCAACTACATTTTTTAGATCATCAATTTTTCGCATTGTTGCATCAGAATATTTTGCAACATCTACTTTTGATCCTTTTGGTTTGTATTTAGATTCAGAAATAATATTGTCAATCGCTTTGTTTATAGGATCAAAATTGATAGATTTTTCTGCCAAAGATAATCCTTCGATACCATGTGTGTATGTAGCTGCTCTTTGAGAACCCATTTCTTTTAAAGCATCAAAAGCTCTATTTGCAACATCCATTGGATCAGCTTGTCCTCTTAGATTTTCTATAAATCTAGCTTGTGCTTGCCCGCCCTCTAAGCCTGCTTTTCGTGCTTGGGTAATAGCTTCACCACCAACCCCGGTTGTTGTACCTAATATTTCTCTTGTAGCAACACCCACAGGTTTAACTGCTGCGCCTGCTGTCTTAACTAAACCTGTTACAGGATCTATATAAGTACCGACTTTAGATGCAACTGTACCTGCTTTTTCTAATGCAGGAACTTTAGTAGCTAATGCACCACCACCAGAAAAGAGAACTGATACGTCTGCTAAAAAACCAGCAGGATCATTTGCAAAGGTTGTTTTTATGTTATCAAGGCCACCATATCTATCTGCAAAATATTTACCTACAGCTCTTGCTGTATCTTCACTAGGTTGTTCACCAGGTATAGCTAACTCTACAACTCCTTTGCCTAATTCAAAAATAGATTTAGCAGTTGTAACCGGGTGAATAATTGTGTTGATTATGTCTTTACCAAGTTTGTAAGTGCTAGATGGTAAATTTTGAACTGCTTGTTGTAAGATCGGTTTTTCTTTAAGAGGAGCTGTTGCTACAACCTCTTCAATTTCTTCAATCTTTTTTAGCTCTTCTAGTAAAGACATTTATTGTCCTGATTCTTTATCTATCTTTTCTGCAAACCTAAGAATGGTTTGTCTTTCTTCAGGAGTTCTAGCTTTTTTAAAACGATCTGTAATTTGTTCTTTATTTAACTGTCTTAATTCATCAAAATAAACTGCATCAAGAATATCATCAAAAGTTTCAGGCTCTTGTTTAAATCCTGCCAATGTATCGTATTCATTAAAGTAATCAATAGCATCTTGTTTTGATTTATATATTGATTTAATTTTTGCGCTAAGTCTTTGTAATCTTGGCCTGTTAAACTCTTCAGGTAAAGCCTGATTAAATGTTGCAGCTACAAGTCTTTTTCCTTCTTCTTGAGTAAATTGTGCGCCTAAAGTTGCTCTTAGTGATTGGAAAACAATATCATTAACTTCATCTAAAAAACTTGTGGCTTCTGGTTGAACAAATGGTCTAAGTATCTCAGGTGTCAAACCAATATCTCTTCCTGATACGTTTTCTTGTCCTGTTGCCAATCTTGCTAACTTATTATCTAAGTTTGTAATATTTGACTCTGCTTGTTGTTTTTCACCTTCAAACTGCCAAGAATTATAAACTTTTGCAAAATTTTCATCAGCTTTTCTTTGACCGGGTGTCAAATCTAAACCGCCTGCTGCTTTACCTTTTCTTTTAGCTTCTTCAAGTTCCTGTTACAGCTAAGAATTGAGTTCTTTGTGGTTCAGGTAAAGTTTGCGCATATTGAAAATTTCTTTGTGCTGCTGTTAATGATGCAGGTTTAGATGCTTGTCTTTCCATAATACCTGGTGATGGATCTCTGCCTTTTAAAACATCCGAAAAAGCAAGCATAAAACTTCCTGCTCTTCTTCTGCGTTCAAGTTCTGCAAGTTGTTGTTGCGCTTGGTTCATTTGCATTTGTTGTACCTGCATAGGATCTATCTGTACTCTTGGTTGTGGCACATCTAATAAACCCATTGGATCTGTCAAATTTGTGTTATTTATATCTATAGCCATATTATTTTAATAATCCAAATGGGTTAAATCCGCCCATCAAAGCTGAACCTAATAAGCCTGCTGCTCCACCTAATATATCTCCTACGCCTGCTCTTTGTCCTGTTGAAACAGTTTCAAGTGGCGTACCAAGACCTGCTTGAAATAAACCAAGCTGTTGAGGGCCATAAGCCAAGGCTCTTTGGAACTCTTGATAAGGAATCTGTAATGCTTGTTGTTGAAGTAATCTTTGTTGTTCGCCAATTTGACCTAAAGCACCAAGCCTTCTTTCTTGCTCAGC